AGTTGCGTGCTAACAAGGCTATCCCACGTAAGGGTTCACTTTACTGGGCAGGTATCCACCCTGAAGTTTCACACGACCTTCGTGCTGAGACTGGTGTGGGTTCATGGCGTCAGCCACACGAATACCAAGCCAATGATGCAATCTGGGCTGGAGAAATCGGTACATACGAAGGTGCATTCTATGTTGAATCACCACGTCTATACACCGATTATGTTGGTGCTGCTAAGTCAACATCTACAACAACCACTACCGCTTCAGGTAACGTAGGAACATATGTTCTTGCTGTTACTTCTTCTTCAGGTATCTTGGTATCTGACGCTGTAGCAGGAACTAACGTACCAACAGGTGCTCAGGTTACTTCTATCTCTGGTCTCAATGTAACAATTGATACAGCGATTGTAACTCAAGTTACATCTGGTGCATCCATAACATTCACACATGAAACAAAGGTATTTAATACCTACTTCGCTGGACAGCAAGCACTTGCTGAAGCCGTTGCTGAAGAGCCACATGTTGTTATCGGACCAGTCGTTGACAAGTTAATGCGTCACCGTCCACTTGGATGGTACGGCGTACTTGGTCACGCTATCTACCGTGATGAAGCACTCTACCGTGTAGAGACTTCTTCTTCAATCAACTACTAATAGTTAATTGACAGTAGGGCTGGGGCAAGTTCCCAGCCTTACGGTAAGTCAACTAGAGGAGCGCAATGACTAAGTACTACTTAACTCCTCCTACCGAGGAGTACGGTCCAGCAGGCGGAGGACGTTTGTTTATCCGTTATCGCTTAACCCGTGGCATAAGCCTAATGAACATTCAAGGTGTTTGGTCTACCACTACATTCCCAACTGAAGATGTAATTAAAGCAGCAGATATTTTTTACCTAGGTGGACATGAATACGAAATCAATAAAGGAATATACGACAGCCTAACTGCACAAGGGTTTGGACAATACGTAAGGACAGCGTAATGCACACACATGTAAGTAAAGTACTTGACTGGGGAATGAATGAGAAGTATGAAACGATTGCTACTCGTTATGGTTGTACTGGCTGCGATGCTACTGGTAAGCAGCCATTCAAAGACGATACAGAAGAAGTGGCAATAGACCACAGTAATTGTGAAACAAAACCATGTTTTGGTTGTAAGGCTAAGAGCCTTCAACTAGCAACAGGGGATGCAGCAGGCAACATTATTGCTAGCGGAACCACCCAAAAAAAATGGGATAAAGAACTAGATTTGTATAAGCAAGCAAGAGCACAAGGTATCCAACCCGATGGCACTTCAACCAAGCAGATACAAAAATCGATAGACGTAAGCAACAGAACTGGTGTCGCCTATGACGCAAGTTCTCCACTGAGAGGAATAGCCTAATGGCAATGGCAAAGAAATCTGCTGCTAAAGCAGACATGAAGCAAGACGCAAAAGTAATGAAGGGCATGAAGCCATTTCAAAAGACAGCCTTTAAGAAGGCTGACGCTGTTATGGATAAGAAGAAGCCATCTGCTAAAGCAGATGCAAAAATGGATATGGCTCTAAAGAATAAGATTATGAAAAAGAAAGGCAAGTAACATGTGCGTTGAATGCGGATGTACAGATGCAAATGGAAATCAAATGAGAGTAACAATCAAGGCTGGTGTACGCGTTGCTGAAGGTCAGAGCGCAGACATCATCAAAGGCTTTGACGTACCACCACCCCCATCACAAAGAAACAAGGTAATGTAAATGGCTAACGAATATATGAACTCAAATGTTGTGGCTGCTGGTATGGTTATTCCAGCAAAGCAACGCAGCAAGGCTACAGACTTCTCGTCTGCTGGCTCAGACTTTTACGGCGGAGTTGGACCAGGAGTTGCTAACGAAGTACCTCCACGTTCAGCATCAGGCTCAACTGCTAATGGTCCATCACAATTGGTACAAGGTATCTATACCCAACCAACTGGTGGCGGACGTAAGATTTAATTATGCCAGGTAGAATACCTACAGGCAACATTCCAACACCTATGGTGCGTAAGTCAAGTACTGCTCATCCTGCAGTAAAACCTGTTGAAAATATGAAAAGCAAAGTAGCAGCAAAACCAATGCCTACTCCTAGTCGTATAGCAACAGGCACTGATATGGCTGCTCGTAAAGCATACGGTAAAAATTCTTACAATAACGGAAACACAAACTAATGACTGAGCATATGGGTTTTAAAGCAGCACAAAAATCTATTGCTAAGAAACAAGGTATATCTAAAAAATCAGCAGGAGCAATCCTTGCTGCTGGTGCACGCAAGGCTAGCCCTGCTGCTAAAAAAGCAAACCCAAATCTGAAAAAGGTTAAAGGAAAATAAATGTTAGACCCAAGACTAAAGCGAGCAGGAGTGGCAGGTTTTAATAAACCTAAGCGCACACCAAGTCATCCAACTAAGTCACATGTAGTTGTGGCAAAAGAAGGCAGCACGGTTAAAACTATTCGCTTTGGTCAACAGGGTGTACTAGGTGACCATAAACCTACAGCACGTCAGGCTTCATTTAAAGCCCGTCATGCTAAGAACATTGCTAAAGGCAAGATGAGTGCCGCATACTGGGCAGATAAGGTGAAGTGGTAATGGCTATATATGGTAGAGCAGGAAGCACGTTAGTTGACGAACTTAATCGTCTTGCTAACGGTGGAAGTTCTTATCCAGCAAAGTCAGCATACCTTGATGAACAAGGTGCTGCTAGTAAATGGGCTGGGCTAACTACACCTATGGCAGTACAAGGCGCACTTAATTATAAGTATGGAACTACTGACCCAAAACTATACAAAGCCGTAACTGGAATTTGTAATGCCCTTGCAGGTACTACAGGACTAGACGCTGTAACCGCACTACGACAGGTGGCTTCTTAATGACACAACTAATTGATATTATAAATGACGTACAGTTAGACCTTAGTGGTTTTACTTATCGTCAAGACCGTGCTACTTATTTAACTGCCGCTGTTACTAGCGGTGCTTTGCTTATTTCAGTTGCATCTACTGAAAACATTGGTAAGGGCATCATTGAAATTGATAATGAAATGATGTGGGTAGATTCATATGACCGTCAGGCTAACACTATTACCATTGCGCCTTTTGGTCGCGGGTATAACAGCACTACTGCTGAAGCACATGACGTAAATACTAAAGTAATTATTACTCCTACCTATCCACGCGTAGCAATTAAGCGTGCTATTAATGATACGGTTCAAGCAGTATACCCAAAGGTATTTGCCGTGGGTTCTACTACTGCATCATTCCTTGCATCACGTACTACTTACCCACTTCCGCAAGAAGCAATTCAAATTTTATCTATGGCATGGCAATCAGTTGGACCAACTAAAGAATGGCTACCTATACGCCAATGGCGTTGGGACCCAATTGCTTATGCTCCATCATTTCCAACAGGACGTACCGTTTCTATCTATGACAACGTACTGCCTGGTCGTACTATCAACATGGTGTATGCACACCTACCTGTATCTATGACTAATCTTACAGATGATTTTGAAACTGTAACTGGTTTACCTACGTCTATGCGAGATGTAATTATCTACGGTGCAGCATGGCGTTTATCTTCCTATATTGACCCTGCTCGTATTTCTATTACTGGAGCAGCAGCAGATGAATTTGATACCAAGCGTCCTTACGGAACTGGTACAAATGTAACTAAAGGTTTACAAGCATTGTATCAACAACGCCTTGAAGAAGAGTCATTGAAGCAAAAAATTCAATTCCCAACCCGCGTCCACTACAGCCGATAGGTATATAGATGACAACTAGAAAATACACATCCCGTTCCCAACAAACAACTTTAACAGGTTCTGTTACCTCAGGGGCTACTACCATATCTGTTGTATCTACAACAACATTGCTAGGCGGTGTGACAATTGGTGCAGGTGAAACCTTTACAATTGTTATTGACCCAGATACAGCACTTGAAGAAGTACTGGACGTATACTCGGCATCGGGTAATCCTGTATCAGGATATAACTTAAACATTGTTCGTGCTATAGATGGTTCATCTGCACAAGACCACTCTGCTGGTGCCATTGTTCGACACATGGTTATTGGTCGTGACCTTCGTGAGTCTAATACACATATTGAAACTGCAGTAGGAGTGCACGGTATTGCTGCTACATCATCTGTAGTAGGAACTCAAGATTCTCAAACTCTTTATAACAAAACTCTTGTTGCACCCACACTTACTTCTACTCTTGAAAATGATGCAGGTATTACTTTTGAAGGCGCAACTGCTGATGCCTTTGAAACATTGCTTACAGTAATAGACCCTACTCAAGATAATACAATTACTTTACCTAATACATCAGGCACTGTAGGCATTATTGATGCTGCACAAACTTTAACTAATAAGACTATAACTAGTCCAACTATTAATGGAACTCCAGTTATTACTGGTCTTTCATCTGCGGGTATGTCTACATCATCTGCTACACCTAAAAATTATGTAGACTCTATTCTTGGTTCAGCAACTGCTGCTTCTACATCAGCAGCATCTGCTGCTGTATCGGCAACAAGTTCTGCTACTAGTGCATCTGCTGCATTAACTTCTGCAAATTCTGCTGCTACTTCTGCTACGGCTTCTGCTGCGTCTGCAGCAACTGCTACTACTCAGGCTACTGCTGCAACTACTTCTGCTACATCTGCGGCGGCTTCTGCCACCGCTGCTGCTACCAGTGCTAGTTCTGCTTCTGTATCTGCTACTGCTGCTGCTACTAGCGCGTCAAGCGCGGCTACTTCTGCTACATCTGCTGCTGCTTCTGTATCCAGTATAGCAGGGTATGCAACTACAGCAAGTAACTCCGCTAGCGCGGCGGCTACTTCTGCTAGCAGTGCTGCTACCTCTGCTACAAGCGCAGCAACATCAGCATCTAGTTCCCTTACTACTTACAACACATACAAGACTTATTACCTAGGTTCTTTTGCCTCTGCTCCTACGTTAGACAACCAAGGCAATGCTCTTATTACTGGTGCTACTTACTTTAATAGTGCAAGTAGTGTTATGTATGTTTACACCAGTTCAGTATGGAATCCCATTTCATCGGCTACTGCTTACTCAGCACCTACTCTTGGTAGTACAACTATTGCTTCTGGTACTACATATGCAAACGTGGCTGGTTTAACAATTAACTCAACTACTATTCCATCATCTAAAACATTGGTAGTAACTACAGATAAACTATCAGTACATGCAGCAACTACATCTGCAGAACTTGCTGGTGTTATTTCCGATGAAACTGGTTCAGGTCAGTTGGTCTTTGCTACTTTGCCTACTTTTGGTACATCTGGTATTAAATTATCTGGTTCTACTTCTGGTACTACACAGATACTTTCTGCTGCTACTGCGGGTACATCTGTAATTACTATGCCTATAGGCACTGATACTCTTGTTGGTAAAGCAACAACAGATACTTTAACTAATAAATCAATATCTGGTTCTACCAATACGCTTACTAGTATTCCAAACTCTGCTCTAACGAACTCATCCATAACAATTAATGGTTCGTCAGTGTCATTGGGCGGAAGCGCAACAATTTCATCCGATCCAACACCAACCGTACTCATGCTCGGTGGCATGTAACTTAAGGAGAAAAACAAATGGCATATAAAGTCCTTGGGCAATCAAACCCAGCAGCGACAACGGCAACAACTCTATACACAGTACCTGCTGCTTCATCAGCGGTAGTATCTACTATCTCTGTGTGTAACCAAGCATCTACGGCTGCTACATTTCGTATTGCAGTACGCCCTGGTGGTGCAACATTAGCAGCACAACATTATATTGTGTATGGTGCTACTGTTCCAGCCTCTGATACAACAATGTTAACTGTTGGTTTAACACTGGCAGCAACAGACATAATTACTATCTATGCATCCTCTGCAACAATGTCATTTAATGCTTACGGAAGCGAGGCGTAACACATGGCTATAGGTACAGTAAGTTCTATATCGGGAGATAATTGGCAATTAGTTTCTACAAATCCATATACTTCAGCAACTTCTGTAACGGCATCAGGATTAACTGGATATAAAAAGTATATGATTGTGTGGAACAATACTGCAGTAACAACGGCTGATAATACTTTCATTAGATTTAATAGTGATTCAACAGCAGGAAACTATATTTCTTCTACATTTTATGCCAATGGTTCTGGTGCTTCAGCAAGCGTTATTAATCAAATTATTACTGAATATAATTTAAGCGCAGCCAATGTTGGGTATGTAATAATTGATAATGCAGATAAATCAGTTCCGAAAGAAGTAACTGGGTATTCATCTGCTTCGGCTTCTTGGATTAGAGGTCTTTATAATAGCACTTCTCCCATAACCTCAGTTACCTATACAAAACTTTCTGGAACTTTTACTGGAACTTTAACTGTCTATGGAATTGCGGCTTAAATGGCAATAGGAAAAGCATCCCCTAAAGTTGGTAAGGTAGTAGATATACCTGCTAATGCACCTACCATTGGTACGGCTACTGCTGGAGTAGGCAGTGCAAGCGTTGCTTTTACTGCTGATAGTGCATCAGTTGGTGGACCTGTATTTTCTTATACAGTATTATCAAATCCTGGTTCATTTACTACAACTGGTACAGCTAGTCCTCTTACCGTATCTGGATTAACTGCTGGTACAGCATACACATTTACTGTTGCTGGAGTTAATCCAACAGGTTCTAGCCCTTATAGTGCTGCTAGTAACTCTGCAACAATACTTGCAAGTGCTTTTGAATCTATTGCAACTGTAACTGCCGCTGGCGGTGAAACATCGCTTACCTTTTCCAGTATTGCCGCAACCTATAAACATTTACAAATTCGTGGACTTTACCGAGATACGACTACAACTTCACCACAGGCAGCGCCTTTGTATCTGAGATGCAATACTGACGGCGCAACTTTTTATGCTTCTCACAATTTGAATGGAGTCAATTCAGCCGTAACCGCCGCTGGTTCCGCAACGCAATCTTGGATGCAAGTTCCTTACGCAGGAGTCGGCGCGTGGAACACCGCTGGAATGTATGGTGTTTCAATTATAGATATTTTAGATTATTCATCTACGACTAAATACAAAACAATCCGTTCCTTTGTAGGCAGCGATACTAATGCTGCAACAACAGGTGCTGGAGTTTCACTTAGTTCGGGATTATGGATGAACACAGCCGCTTGCAATCAAGTAATAATTTTTGCTGGCAACACCGCGTTTGCTGCAGGTTCAACTTTCGCCCTATACGGAATCAAAGGATAAATAAATGACTGCTGGCGCAACTTACGAAAAGATAGCGACTACAACACTCGGCTCTGCCGCATCTTCAATAACCTTCTCATCCATCGCCGCATCGTGGACTGACTTGCGGCTGGTGCTGGGAAATTTGGTTGTTGCATCTGGAACACCATCACTACAACTGCAATTCAACGGCGATACCGCAGCCAATTATTCAAACACTTATTTGGCTGGTTCGGGCACAGCCGCAGTATCAGGCTCAGGCACAGGACAAGCACAAATAAATAGCAGTTTTGCACTAAATGCGACAACTCCAATTGCAATTTTCGTTGATGCTTTTTCTTATAGTGGTGCAACTTACAAAACAGTTTTGATAAACGAAGCAGGAGATTTGAATGGTTCGGGTTATGTAACTGCAAGGGTTGGCTTGTGGAGAAGCACTGCGGCAATAACTTCAATTACAATCAAAAATAGCCTCGCGGTAAATTACAACACAGGCACAACCGCCACACTCTATGGCATAAAGGCGGCATAAATGGCTAATACATACGTACTCATCTCAAGCCAAGTCCTAGCCTCATCCGCTGCATCCGTTACCTTCTCGTCAATACCTGCGACATATACGGATTTGGTGTTGCGGTGTTCGGCAAGAATGGACCCGGCTGGAGCATTTGCAAACTTATACATTAGGTTCAATTCTGATACTGCTACCAATTATAGCGATGCATATTTATCTACTGGTAATGGAACAACAGGAAATAGTGGCAGAGATACAAGTGCAACACTAGGGTATTTAGGCTTGACTGATGCTAATAGTGCTACTGCTAATACTTTTGGTAACTTTGAATTGTACATTCCAAATTATACGGCTTCGGCAAATAAACCATATTCAAGTATAACTTCATTAGAAAATAATACTGCAACTCAAGGATATGCAAATGCGGCAATTGCAGGTTTATGGAGAAATACAGCCGCAATCACTTCTATAACTATGACATCCGACGCTAGCCAATCTTTTGTCCAATACTCAACCTTCTATCTATACGGCATCTCAAACGCATAAGGAGCGACAATGACCGACACACCACAGGCAGTTGAAGTCAACTGCGAAACAGGCGAGGTAACTACCCGCCCACTTACCGCCGATGAAATTGCGGCTCAGGCAGTAGCAGCCCAGGCTGCGGCTGACCAAGCGGCAGCGCAAGAGGCGGAAGCAGCAAAGGTTGCAGCAGACAAAGCAGCAGCCCAAGCAAAGTTGGCAGCAATCGGTCTAACCGCCGATGAGATTGCTGCACTATCCAAGTAACACAAAGCATAAATAAAACACACAAAACTAAGGAGCCATAAATGCGTACTGCACAATATTCAGTAACTACTACACCGGTAAAGATAGTAGATCAAGCTGGATTACCACGCAAGGTTAGTATTCATAATGAAACAGTAGCTTCTTATCTTGGAGATCGTAATGTAACTTCATCAACAGGTTATAAATTAGATGCCAATGATAAGATTACCCTTGATGTTAATGGTGGTTCTGAACTTTGGCTTGTTACCGCAACATTAACTGCATCAGTATCAGTATTTGAAAATTAATCCCTAACCGTAAAGGCGCAATTATGAATTCCAACACCGCAACTATCGTTTACTCTTACTTCTTCATAGGGGTAGCCATCTTTGCTGGTGTTGGAATGATTGCTAGGCATACGATTGTTAAGCATACAGAAGAATTAAAAGATAAATTAAACCGCATTGAGTATGCGCTATATAACGATGGCAAAACTGGGTTGATTAATAAAGTAGAAGAATTACTTGAAAATCAGCATTTGATTAAAATTGATGTAGAAATAATGAAAGCAAAAACTGAATGACAACCGCTAAGAATTATACAAAAGGCCCACGCAAAGGTCCTATTCGTCTTATCGTCATTCACTCTATGGAATCACAAGAAAAACCTAAGACTGCCCAAGCGGTAGCCTCGTGGTTTGGTGGATCAACCGCTCCACAATCTTCTGCCCATTTTTGCGTAGATAATGAAACCGCAGTTCGAGTAGTAGATGACTCTGATATAGCTTGGGGCGCTCCTGGCGCTAATGCCGATGGGCTTCATATCGAGATGGCTGGCAAGGCAGATCAGACAACTGCCGAATGGGAAGATATTTATTCTGCCGGCGTTATGAACCAAGCCGCCAAGGTCGCTGCCGATTGGTGTAAGAAATACGGCATCCCTGCCGTTCATCTAACCCCTGCTCAAGTAGCCGATGGCAAAACAAAAGGCATTTGTGGACACGCAGACGTTACTAAGGCTTTTCCCAAGTTGGGCAACCACACCGATCCAGGAGTAGGATTTCCTTGGTCATTGTTTATTTTTACAATCCAAACACTTTTAAAATAGGAGCATTATGAAATTAGATACTAAAAAAATTAAGTCAGTATTAATAACCTACGGAACGATAGCCCTTCCAGTAGCCGTTGTTTCTTTTAGCCTTCACGCTAGCGATCTTGTTAAGATCCTTTCATTTGCTTCAGGACTTTTGCCACTTGTTGTTCGTCAAGCTAACCCAAAAGATCCTTTTACTCTTAATATCCTTGCTTTAACAGAGGCTCAAATTGAAGCTAAATTGGCTAAAGAAAAAGCAAAAGCCGATAAAGCAGCACAGGCTTAAGGTATAATAAATGTCTAAAGTAGCAATGGAATTAGTTATAATCGCTGAAGCGGAAGTAACTCACGCAGAAACTAAGGAGTCAGAATGACCGTAGGATTAGCCGCAACAACATTAGCAAATAACTGGCTGAATATGCTTCGCGCTACTGCCTTTACTGCACCAGCCGCAACTTATATTAAACTTCATACTGGCGATCCTGGCGCTGCCGGAACCGCAAATGCTTCAGCCGTTACCACTCGTCAATCTGCAACATTTTCTGCCGCATCAGCAGGAGCAATAGCACTATCTAACTCACCTGCTTTTACTATGACAACTACTGAAACCATTAGTCATATTTCTGTATGGGATGCTTCAACTGCTGGAAATCTTCTTTGGACTGCTACTTTGACTACTTCTAAGTCAGTTGTAAATACCGATACCCTTACTTTTACAACTCTTGGAGTATCACTTTCACCAATAGCGGCATAATTTATGGCAACTAATTATCCAAGTTCACTCGACACTTTTACCAATCCGACATCAACGGACACCCTTGATTCGGCAACAGTTCCTCACGCAGCTCAACACGACAACATCAATGATGCGGTTTTAGCCATTGAAACCGAATTGGGAACTTTGCCAAAAGGTTCATTTGC